ATATACAATGTTTGTGGGGTCTCCCTTATACTTTCTAGGATACGACGGTGAATATTTACCCTTATATGCCATCTAAATAATAATAACAGAATCATATTAGGTATTTAGAGTGGTAAAACCTCGCAGAATATCAGACTTTAAACCAACCTTCACCAATCTCGCACAGAGTTCTCACTATCAAGTGTTCTTTGCTGGATTACCACTTAATTTAAGACAGCATCTGCAGATTAGAGGTGTTAATAATAGGTTTATATCAGAAACATCTGGACTCCTTTGCTATAATGCAGTTTTGCCAGGTAGTAGACTTGCAACATCAGACATTATTGGAAATCATATGGGTGTGTCTGAAAAAATGGCACACACAAGATTATTCACACAGATTCAATTAGAATTCTACGTTGACAATGAATACAAAACTTTGAAGTTCCTAGAGCACTGGATGGAATTTATCGCTAATGGAGCAACCACCAGTAAGAACAGAGTGAGTAATAACAATTACTTCCATAGAATGGAGTATCCCCATAGTTATAAGTGTGATCAGAGCACGATTATCAAATTTGATAGAGACTACAAGGAAGAACTGGAATATAGATTTATTGGATTGTTCCCAATTGATTTAAGTTCTACACCAGTAAAATATGAGCAGTCGGAAGTTTTGAAGGCAACTGCTACATTTAGTTTTGATAGATATCTAATGGGTAAATTTGATAGTCTCTCTGTTGCAAGAGGAAGATCTAATAATATTACTTATGGTAACGGTAAAATTAATAGAATAGATGGAGCAGGTATTAGTGATGAAATACTTGAGAATGCAGGAAGATACAATGATGAAGATCTTCGGTTATCTGCTGAAGAAGCTGGTTATGATAGTGTCACTGATTATTCAATTGACGTTCTTGAAAGGATGTATCCCCCCAGATAAATAAGTGTACTGAATAGATTATTATGCCTTTACCAAAGATTTCTACTCCAACATATGAGTTGGCATTACCATCAACTGGAAAGAAAATAAAATACAGACCTTTTTTAGTTCGTGAAGAAAAAGTTCTTATCATCGCTATGGAAAGTGAAGATGAGAAGCAAATTGCTGAAGCAGTCAAAGATGTTATCAGTAACTGCATTATCACAAGAAATGTCAAGGTAGATGAATTGTCTACGTTTGACATTGAATATCTTTTCCTAAACATTAGAGGTAAGTCTGTTGGTGAAGATGTTGAGGTTCTTGTAACTTGTCCTGATGATGGTGAAACACAAGTTCCAACAGTTATTAACCTGGATGAAATAAAAGTTCAAAAGGGAAAGGGGCACTCAAGAGATATTGTCCTTGATGATGCTCTGACTATGAGAATGAAGTATCCTTCTATGGAACAATTCATTAAAAACAATTTTGGTGCTACTGAACTTACTGTAGAAAGCACTTTTGAAGTTATCTCTTCTTGCATTGAGCAGGTGTTTAATGAGGAAGAATCTTGGTCTACTTCGGACTGTACGAAGAAAGAACTAAACGAATTTCTAGAGCAGTTAAGTTCAAAACAATTCAAAGAGATTGAAAACTTTTTTGAAACTATGCCTAAACTATCTCACACAGTTACGGTTAAAAATCCTAACACTGGTGTAGAGAGTGAAATTGTTTTGGAGGGACTTAACGCTTTTTTCGCGTGAGTATGGCTCATGAAGACCTTGAGTCATACTTCAAAACAAATTTTGCCTTGATTCAGCATCATAAATACTCATTAACAGAGATTGAAAACATGATACCGTGGGAAAGAGAAGTATATCTCAGTTTCCTACAACAATATATTGAGGAAGAAAATCTCAAAGCACAGCAGCAATCTGGACTAAATGGCTGAATTTTCATCGCCAATATTGGGTATGAGAGTTAGAAGGAATGTTATTCCTTCTGCTGCTGTAATTGGTCGTCCAGTACAGCAAGCTCCTCAACAAGATCCACAGACGGCGATTGCTTTACAGAGAAATCAACTTGCTCTGCAGAGTATGAATAATACTCTAGCAGGTGTGACTTCTCAGATTGGAGTGCTTAGTGCATCACTTCAAGGTATTTCTCAACAAATCCAAAGATCTTCCTTAATAGAACAGGCGAGAGACCAGCAAAAAAATAGACAGGAAAGAACTTTAGCAGAACAACAAATAAGAGAGGGAAAAGAATCTCTGATTGAGAGAAGGATACAGAGTGCTTTGATAAAACCACTGAGAGTTGTTGGAGCAAAAGTACAAGGGTCTTTGTTTAATCTTGGAAAATTCTTCAATACTTTATTAGGTGGAATATTAGTCAGTAGAATTATAAGTGTTATATCTTCATTATCATCTGATGGAAAAGAGGGGTTAGGTCAAGTCTTTGATAAGATTAAAGGTGACTTGGCGATTGCTGCCTTACTATATGGTGGATTGAATGGTGGATTTGGAATTCTTCTGAATATTCTAGGAAGACTTGGTTCGACTATTGCTGCACCAGCACTGAGACTTCTCATACTAAGACCAATTCAATTTGCTTTCCAATTAGCAAGAGCGGTTGCCGTAGCGACATTAGCAGGACTAAGAGGTGTTCCTGCCGTCCCACCGGGAGGAGCGCCTGCACCACCTACTCAACAACCACCAAGATCTCAACCAGGAAATAGAAACACACCGCCACCAGGAGTCGTAAGACCTGCTGGTAGAAGATATGGAGCAGGTCTAAGCACAGCAGCATTAAACGCATTATTTGGAGTCATACAGAATAGACCAATTGGTGAAATTGGAACTAGTGCTGTTCTGTCTGCATTGCCAATTATTATTGGTGGTACTAATCCCTATGGTTTTGGTTTATCATTAGTGGGTACATTTCTTGGACCTGAAGTATTTCAAAGAAGTGGATTAAATCAAATCCCAGAATTGCAGCAACGTCCATCAGACATTCTTGATCTGTTCCAAGGCAGAACTAAAAAAGAATCTGATTTGCAGCAAGATTCTAATAGGGTTAATAATAACACAGTTATTATTCCAGGACAAGGAGGGGAAAATGCCCCAATAGAAACAGAATCTGCCAGTGGTGTTGGTAACTATGCTCCTCCTGTGGGTAGTTCAAATCCATCCAATCCTTATGTTTTATATTCTGCTATTCAGTATAATATTGGTGGGGTAGGTCTCTGATGGCATACGCATATAACTCTGCTAGAAGTATAAGTGGTATCCGAGAGTCTATGAATAGACTTTCTAAAACCGTCTTCCAAACACAAAAATCTGCTAATAATATTTCAAAATCTCTAAGAGAATCTAACGAAAGAAGGCAGGATGCAATATCCACCAGTAACAGAACGTTTCGTTTAAGAAGAGAGTCTGTAAGGAGAAGAGAAAAAGAAGATCTAATTGAAGCGAGTCAAATGACCGGATCTTTTAAGAGAGTCGGTAAAATCGCTTCAAGAAGCACCAAGGGATTTCTTGGTAGAATTATGGATTTTGTCGGAACTGTATTGGTTGGTTGGGCAGTATTAAATCTTCCTAGAATTGCAGCGACGGCAGATAATTTATACAAGAGACTTCAGAAATATTTTAGCACTCTTAATGGATTCTTTGGTGGAACAACAGAAATGTTGGCAGGATTTAGAGATTCAATCGGTGCAGTCTTCACAGGAATATCTACATTCAATATTGAATTATTCAGAAAAGAGTTTGACGCTGGCATGAATAGATTGATTGCTGGATTCCAGGAGATGTCAAGGTCTACTGAACAGGGTGTTGATTTACTTCGTCAAGATGCCTCTCAATTGATGAAGTCGATCGGATTTGATTTCCCAGACTTTTTAAGTTTCTTAGATCCAAGAAATAATCAAACGCGCCAACAAACACAGGGAGGGGGACAACAGCAAGGACAATCAATACCATCCGCACAGAGTGGACCCCTTTTGAATTTTGTCAGGTCAGTAGAGGGCAATTACGGTTCTACTTTTGATGGCGGTTCTCTGAGTGATTTTAACAGAAAAGGTGAAGATATCACTGAAATGACGATCGCTGAACTAGTTCAATATCAAAAAGATTACCTCGCTCATCAGGCAGCGAAAGGCATTCCTGAAAATGCT